TTGATCCAATTTATGATATTCCTGCTTCGCAAAACCCACTACCGTGGACGCAACATTGGTTATCAAGTGCAGGAATGCAAGTTGCACCACAAGAAACAGAAGTTGAAAGTTATATTGTTGGTGGTATTAAACAAGATGTCAGTACTGACTCACTAAAAGGATTTAAACTATAATGGAAACTAAACAAGCTACACCTAGTACTACCGTTGTATATTCTAAACCTAATTGTCCTTCTTGTGTAAAAGCAAAGATGTTATTAGATAACAAGAAGATTCCTTATACTGAAAGTGTAATTGGAAAGGATATCCAAGTTGAAACTTTAATAAAAGAGTTTGAACTGAATAACTTACCTATGCCAAGAACTGCTCCGCAGATTATACTACACGGTAAGTATGTAGGAGGGTATGAACAATTAGTTGAGGTTATGGAAAATACAGGAATGAACCACAACCACTAGGAGAAATTATGTTAATTGAACCAGCATACAAAGTAGGAGATGTTATTACAATTAAACTTACATCAGGTGAAGAACTTGTAGGTAAGTTTGAAGCAGATGACGACAAGACTATTAAAGTAAACAAACCACTTACACTAGTTGCTAGTGAAAAAGGGATTGGCTTACAACAGTTTTTGTTTACTGCCGATATGGGTAAATCATATGTTATTAAACATCAAGCGATTACTTTAGTACACAAGACACGTTCAGAATTTGCAGACGCATATACCAAGCAGACAAGTAATATTGTACAAGCACCCGCTGGTATGGCAGATCTAGTTCGTAAATAAATACTTACATGACAATACCAATTCATAGAGATACAGACCCTCGAGTTTGTGGAGCAAGTACAAATGTTGCAGGACAAAGTACAGTTTTCGCAAATAACTTATTAGTAAGTGTAGATGGAGATCCAAATTCACATGGTGGAGGATCTTTAAGTGCTGGATCCAATAAAGTCTTTGCTGGAGGTATTGCAGTAGTAAATCACTCTCCAGATGGTGCAAGTCCAGACGCACTTTGTCCAATTCCCCCACATTGTGGTCCAGATACAGCAGGTGGATCACCAAATGTATTCGTTGGCGACTAGTATTTCGCCAATTACGGCACCTACAAGCCACAATTTAACGTAAATAACATAAAATAAAATAATTAATTAAGAACAAGGAGAATAATTATGTCAACTATTCATGAACAAATACTTTCTGAAATGGAAAGCTACGTAAAAGAGTCAGAATCATTCGATACTAAAAATGTAAAAGCCGCGGCGGCAAGAGCTCGTAAGGCTTTAGGTAACTTAGGTAAACTTTCTAAGGAACGTAGAAAAGAAATCCAAGAAAAGAAAAACTCTTTATAAAATTTTTGGTTTGCAATATAGGACTTCCTCGTTTGGGGTTAGTCCTATACTTGTGATAGGCACCCAGGCACACAATAAAAATATCACTTAATTACATCAACAAATTAATAAATACTCTAGTAGGAAGTATTACAAAATCTACTAAACAATCTAAGGATAATAGACACAAACATGAGTGAGAGAATAGTTGGAAAACTGAAGTGGTTTGACGCTAAAAAGGGTTACGGGTTTATAACTCCAGATGATGGCGGACAAGACGTGTTCGTACATATATCTGCTTTTGAAGGTGCACAGATCACAAACATCTCGAACAAGATGCTATTAGAGTTTGAACTTGTTGATAACAGGGGAAGAATGATAGCAGGAAATCTTGTCCGCCCTGATAACTTCAATAGATAAATTTTAAATCGATTTAAAAGGCTTTGGAGTTCCGTCTGAGCCCATAATCATTTCGCCAGTATCTGCGAATGCTCCACACATACGACCATTTGATCCAGGTCCATAATATCTAACGGGTTTAACTTCAATCATCTCGCCATCACGTTTAGCTTCTCTTTTGTAATGAACGGACTTTGGCCCTCTTACTTTATGCCCAGCCATATTACTTTCCTATTTTTTTAGATCTGCCTATTGGTAACTTAATTGTTTTAGTTAACTCTTTACCTTTTTTGCCGACCCAGGATACAACTGTTGATGTAACCTTTGCACCGCCTTGGAATGACTTTACAGCCTTCTTCCAACCCATAGCAGTTACTTCTTTTATTTCTTCACCATCTGTGAATTTGAATATTCTATTTTTTGGCATTGTTTTTCCTTTGACATTAGTTATCTCTTTTCCTATAATAGTAGCATATTAAGGCTAAATATTACTGTAATTGATGACAGCAACGTATGTCACAAGAGCAGGACCCGGGTGCGATACCCGGCTACTCCACCATTTCAATACACCCCCTACGGGGTAGAAATAGGATCGACTGGCTTGTTAAGGTTGAACGAGATTACCGGGATGTAAGCTCCGTTAACGCGAACAAACGTTATAGATGCAAACGATAATGCACTAACCAACGTTACTTTCGTAGATTTTTCTGCGCCAGTAACTGCGGTAAATGAGGATTTTGCCCTAGCGGCATAATCACTCGGGGTTGGCAACGTACCTAGCAACAGAAACGTTGCGTCTATTTCTACATAGACAAAGCCTATAATACTTTTAGAATACTACAAATAAATATCTAGCTAGGTGAGAAGGAGTAAGTAGAATGCCACCACGCAATCATAGAAATTGGTTAGCAGAACCAAAAGTAGAATATATTAGTAGCGAGTGCTATAACAATCAAGACATACACGATAAAGAACAAGAACAAATCTTTAGTAAGGTTTGGATACCTATGTGTCATAAAAGTGAACTACCAAATGAGTTAGACTTTAGAACAACACAGATAGCAGGTGTTAATGTTCTTGTATATAATACAGGCAAAGGATTTAAAGCATATCGTAACTATGGTAATCAAACACCAGCAGGAACATTAGGAGCACCTATTGTAACTGTTGAACCACAGTTGCATTTGGAAGTAAAGCACGGAGGTATGATATGGGTAACATTAAACCCTGAACCTGATCAAACTGTAGAACAATGGACAGCAGGTGCATTTGATTGTATAGCTGATGCTATTGATACAGAGGAATTAGAAGTATTCCATTATCATAAAGCAATCATTCCTACTAACTATAAACTATGGCACGATACTAACAGTGAATTTTATCATGACTTTATGCACTACTTCAATCGTGTAACAGGATTTAATGATGAATACTTTGCTCGTAAGAATATTGCGTTCGATAACGGCCACGTTAATGTTAGTTCTTTTACTGTCAACTATACAGAGTTTGATAAGGAAGGTGATAGAGGAGAATTAAGTTTTCCTAACTTACCGCCCAATCAATGGTATATGGTTGACTTATTTCCTGGCTTTAACTTTAACCTACGTGGTAGTGCATATCGTTCAGATAGTGTAACTCCTTTAGGACCTAATAGTGTACTAATTGAATTTAGAGGATACGGACTAAAGAAAGATACACCAGAAGAAAGACAAACTCGTATTAGACACCATAATACTATTTGGGGACCTTTTGGTAGAAACTTACACGAAGACTTGCTAGGCGTTACAGGACAAGGTGCATCAATGGCTCCAGGTACTGAACGTAGAAACATTTTACATGGTAGACACGAGAATCATACTATACACGATGAAGTTGGTATGCGTCATTATTACGCCGAATGGGGTAAGTATTTAGAAGTTAATCCATCAAATCCATTATTAGGTTGACAAGCCATAGCAACTCTGCTATAATAGTTCTAGTAAGTTCAATTAGTATGGAGTGTGTGACATGACACCTATAGAAATTTGGTTGGGCGTTATAGTGGTAGGAGCCGTTATAAATGCAATAGATCCAAGTTTGCTTATAGTCTGTATATCAGGCTGTGGATAACTAATTAAACTATGGGGCACTAGCTCAGTTGGGAGAGCGCCTGATTTGCATTCAGGAGGTCGTGGGTTCGATTCCCTCGTGCTCCACCACTTAAAGTGGTCCCTTCGTCTATCGGTTAGGACAGCGGTTTTTCATACCGCAAAGAGGAGTTCGATTCTCCTAGGGACTACCACTAAAATAGTGGGGGTGTAGCTCAGTTGGTTAGAGCGTCCGCCTGTCACGCGGAAGGCCGAGGGTTCGAGTCCCTTCACTCCCGCCACGTTTTTTCGCCTAGATGATAAATACCTAGACAGAAGAAACACAGTCAAGTTTTTTTTTGACTTAAATTTTTTTTGACGTATAACTCAAAAAGGAAAAAAGAAATGACGCAATTAATAAACCCGAGTAAATTTACGAAGACAGTTGGCCTTTTAAGGTCATTTTTTTTGAATAAAGGATTTGAAGAAGTACACACACAAAACAGATTAAGCATACTGGCGGCGTGTGAAGATCCTTTTAATGTAGCAACATACAATTATGCAGGACAAGTTTGGCCGTTACCGCAAACGGGCCAGATGTGGCTAGAATACGAATTACTTACACGCCCCTCTTCGAAGGGGTTTTTTTGTGTCTCCACTTCCTACAGACAAGAACCTAATGCAATACCAGGTAGACATGATATAATATTTCCAATGTTTGAATTTGAAATGCCAGGTGACATAGATGATCTTAAAAAGATGGAATACGAACTATGTCAACACTTAGGCTTTAAGATGCCCACAGAAAAAACTTATGCCGAATGGCAAGAAGAATACGGCATTGAAGGAGAGCTAACGGCAGAGCATGAAACTAAAATGTTTGAAAACTATTATACAACTATGATTACAGACTTCCCAGAGTTTACAAGTCCTTTCTGGAACATGAGTAGAAATACTGATGGTACAAGTAAAAAGATAGATGTAATACTAGGTGGAATGGAAACAATAGGTAGTGCAGAACGTTCAACTGATGTAGAGCAAATGCGAGATACTTTCCATACAATTACTGAAGGTGCTTACAGTAACTTACTGTTTGACAAGTTTGGTAAAGAAAGAGTAGAAGAAGAACTAGAAACGTTCTTAAAACACGACTTCTTTCCAAGAGTAGGTGGTGGTATAGGAATGACACGTATGATAAGTGCATTAGATAGACTAGAGAACCCAGAGACAAGAGTAGAGCAAATGGCATCGTTAACACACGATCCAGTGGCGGCTTGTTAATGGCTTACGATCCTAACAATCCTTTAACATTACACTATATTACAACAGGTGCTATATTGCCTGAAAAGAAAGAAAACCCAAAAGTTGTTAAGAAAAGGAAACGTAAAGATATTAAAAAGTACGTTGAACTATTAAAGAGGATAGTAAACGTAAAATAACGATCTGGGGTGGTGGAATTGGTAGACACGTACGATTGTTTCTCGTATGGCTAAATGTACTGCAATATATTTAACCGTGTAGGTTCGAGTCCTACCCCCAGAGCCAAATGGGTCCTAACGTAACATCTGTTGCTTTTTGGTAAATAACTGCATAGTTAATCGAAAGGAACAATTATGGCAAGGATGCACAGTGGATATACTGAACACGTAAGTCAACCTAAAAAAACTTCCCAAGCTGGACGCAAAAGATCTTGTAAATTAGCGTCTATGAATAAGAGTAAAAAAAGAAGCCTTAAGTTCTATAGAGGTCAAGGAAGGTAATAAGAATGTACGAGTACAGATGTAAAGTTCTTAGAGTTGTAGACGGAGATACAGTTGATGTGGACATTGACTTGGGCTTTGGTGTATGGATGAAAAAAGAACGTGTTCGAATGATGGGGATTGATACTCCAGAATCTAGAACAAGAGATAAAGTAGAAAAAAAATTTGGTTTAGCATCTAAGAAATATGTTAAAGATGTTATGCCAGTTGGTTCAAGTCAAGTCCTTAAAACAGAAATAGATAGAAGTGGTGAGGACAAGAAAGGTAAGTTTGGTCGCATACTTGGCGACTTTATTATCGATGGTAAGAAACTTACTAAACAAATGATCACTGATGGTTATGGTGTTGCTTATCATGGCCAGAATAAAGACGAAGTAGCAAAG